GGTTGGACTCAAAGTGTACTGACTCTGCCACACCGTCAGGAAGTGTAGTAGGATTAATAGAAATAGGAAACTTGTGAGATCCAAATAGAACGTCAACGATCTGACCGTAAGCAGCAAGAACTTTAGTCTTTGTCACCTTAACAAAGATCTTGCTCTTCTCAGTAGAAGTAAACTGTACATCTGGCCCGTAGATACCACGGTAGTTTTGGTATCCTTTGATCCATCTTTGTTCGTCAGAATAACGTGCTTTCTCAGCTTTAGAAAACCGTTCCTGAACAAAGCTAGTGATTGTACCTACTGTAAGGTCTTGCTCACCCTCTTTCGAATCCTCAACATAGGACGAAGACTCTTCATCAATGTAAAGCTCGTCTGATTCGTAGATGTCATCTTCTTCCATAGGTTATTCCTTAATATCCAAAAGTAGGATCAGAGGCTTGAAAGCCTGTTCGTTGTGATGCTGGATCAAAGTCAAAGACATTGCTTCTTGGTCTTGTTTGAACACCGTACCTCAGTGCATCGTACAAGTGATCCTCTGAGTGTGTGTCTACGTCCTCAGGGTTTTTCTTATCCAGTGGGATGGAGGGTAGCTGAGAAATAATATGCTTACAATGATCAAATATAACAAGTCTTGGTTCTTCTGTAAAGTCATCAATTTGCAAACGTCTGTGTATTTCGTTCTTACCTGCTACACGAGAACCTCTGGATCTGTCTGCTGGTCTCCAACGACAACCCTTAGTAATCATTTGTTCTGCTAGACTGGGGCCAGTGTCCCCTCTATTATGCCAGAGGGAGGAGTCAAGAACACCATAACGGATCTTTTCCCCTTCCTCTAACTCCAAGATCATGTCAGCCAAGTCTGTCGCAAGTATTTTAGATACATATAGCTCTCTGTAGACAACTAGCTGTTCCGACCCTGGAACCACTGCAAACCATAGGACACCCGTGTAAGAGCTGTAGCCGTAGTCACATGCTCTGAAACGAACCCAACTAGCTGGGATGTCATAAGGCTCTGATACGTGAACCCTACGGTTAAACTCAGGAAAGGCTGCACCTTCGTTAATATCCCAATCACCTTCAAGCAACTGTCTTCTTTGGTGCTCAGGGAGGGATAGGAGGTTTGCCTCGTACATACCATCTTCTGAGAGGTATGGGTTATCAAATAAAGTAGCTGGAATAAACTTACGTTTAAAGAGTGGTTCATTTTCCCTGCTGTGACCAACAGGCCAACGGATCGTTTCACCATTCTCATCTGTAGCCCAGAATGCTTTATTAGGTGTATTCGGGTCAATGAAAGTCTTTTTTACCCATTGGTGTCCAGGACCACCAGGGTTTGAGGTTGCTCTCATGTAGAGAGGTAGCCCACTCGCCTTTGTTGCCCGAAGCCGTGAACGCATGTAGTTCCACGCATAGGGTGTAGGCCATTGAGTTAATTCATCAAATCCAATCCAGTTGAAGGCTTGGCCTTGGTATCTCATAACATCGTCATCACGATCAAGGTAAGACATCCAGAGTGTGGACCCATTAGGTGCAACCCAAGTCTTATCTCTTTCCATAAACTTAATACCTGGGATGGCTCTTGGGTATAGCTGTTTGGATACAGATATAAGTTCTCTTAGCTCTTCAGTACTTCTACGTACAATAAGCATTCTGGCGTGAGGGTTACTGAAGTAACGTACTGGGTCAGCAATTAGACTGTAGCTCTTACCGCCACCAGCTGCGCCACCATACAATACTTCTTGTTCAGTGGCGGCTAGGAAGCTGGTCTGAGGACCAGGATTAGGTTCAAAGATAATGTCTCTCTGAACTTCTTCAACTTCACTCTTCTGTGCTTCCAGTGTCGGACCAACCGTCACCAAAGATTCTTTTGGTACCTCTACCACCGAGTCTTTGCTTTTCGATTTTCTCCGCCTTCCTTGACGCCTCTTCGTACCTTTTGGCATACTTGCGGTAGCTGGAAGAGGCACGTCTTCTCTTTTCTTCGATCCTGACACGTTTGTCTAACCCTACATGTGAGATATACCTGCCAGATTGATCACTCAGCCACTTGGCTACTTGCCTTAGACTGTAATCTTTCAGGAATAACTTTGCTTTTTCTAAAAGTTCTAATTCTTCTGGGATAGGTATTAGTAGGTCTATATCTTCTTCGTCTTGTTTGTACCCAAATGGTACATGTCTTCCTACCCTAATGATAGGATACCACTCACCGTTTTCTCCTCTGAGTGGTACCTGCCAGTCTACGTCAGTTGGGTAAGTATTCTTTGAAGCCCTAGCAGTCTTAACCTTAGGCATCTGAGTCCTTAGAAGGTAGAATAAAGAGAGGTTCTGCTGACTTAACCTCTACCTTCTCTGTCTTAGTAAATCCTGCTCTGTCCAAAATGTCTTTAGCAGCCATCATCTTCTCTTTGACACCTAGATCAGTAGGGTCAGCCATTACACTAAACATTGTGTAAGCAGCCTTTGTAGATGACTGAGCAATAAACTTCTTAGTCAGATCAGCAATCTCGTCAGTCAAAGAGTTGACAACACTTGTTGAAGACACAGCATCAGAGTAACCCGCAAGCTTCTTAGCTTTTACCGGATCACCCTTAGCTTCTTCAAACAGAACATTCAAGAATGCTTGCTGTTTCTCAGTTAGTGTTCTTCCCATAAACTGTACGCCTTATTTCAGTACGTGAAATACCTATATCACGTAACTCTTTATTCGACATATTCTGGAGAATCCAGAAATCTGCCCGTCTTTGTTGACCTTCTTGAATTGATCTTAGTGCGGTATTAGCCCATTCTTTAAACATATTAGTCTCCGTTAGGTTTACAAGTAGCTTGCTTAGCTACCGGAGACTAGTTATATAAGTTTAGTTATACCATACTACAGACAATAATGCAACCCCGTTACCCTACTGGAACAAAGGTCTCTGTTACAGTAAGGATAGTATCAATATGACCAGCAGAAACGGGAACGTTTTGTATCTTGTCACCCGGCTGTAGTACTAGGTCAATGTCGGAGAAAGTAACGTAATCACCTGCATTTAGACTCTTGCCTGACAGAAAGTGAGACGTGTAGTCATCAGCTGCTACATACCATTCTACATCTACAGAGTTTGTACTTCCACCGCCATTAACTATGTGGATGAATGTGACCTCAGCTACACAGTTAGCAGGGCATGTGTATACAACCTCTGTATCAGTGCCACTGTTGTGACCATACACAGAACGCATACGTGCTGGTTTGCCCTGATTGAGTACACTCATTTCTTTTTCATTACCTTCTTAGCAGTCTTAACCACCCAAGCCTCATTAACCTCAGTGGTTGGGTCATCAGCAATGAAGTGACCATTCTCGTCCCGTGCTCTTTCAAGAACAGGATCAGGAGTAGCCTTAGCCTTAGGTTTTGTTTTCTTCTTTGGTTTATCCTCACCCGCCAAGAAGTCTAGGACAGCAGCATCTTTAGTCTGCCACTCCCCATAGACTTTCTCTGCAAGGACATCNCCACGAGGGCTTAAAACTCTGTCACCTTCAAGTTTGAACATTACCGAGTGCCTCGTCTTGTTTTCTTTTGACCTTTGAAGAGAACGTTACCCTTTGTAACTTCCTTGAGAGAAGGAGGTAATCCAAGTTTAATTCTTTCTGCTCTACTCATACTATTCCAACGTTCTTTAGTATATCTTTTAGCACGAGAAGCCATTGCAGCAAGCTCTTCAGTTACAGCACCCTTAATTTTTGCTGTAGCAGCTTGACCCTTAGGGGACAACTTAGGTGCTTTCAGACCAGAGGCTCTCATGTCAGCAAGAGTTTTAGAACCAGCTTTAACAGCATCATTTCTTTTTTGTTTTCTGGTAGGAGACTCGATGTCAGTTCTACGTTTTCTTACCTCAGCTGCACCGTCACCACGACCACCCGAGAGAAGGCTCTTTACTTCTATCTTATCACCTGCAGGGGGTCCAGGTCTGAGTCGAGGTCTCAAAGATTTTTTAGGAGCTGCTTTTGTACCATCTACTTTTTTAGAAGTATCTCTAGCCTTTGGTCTTGTAACCTTAGGTTTTTCTTCTTCTTTGAAGTTAGTAGTGTAAGACTTACCTTTCCAAGTAAATGTCTTACCTTTACCTTTTTCCTTACGAGCAGCATTAAAAGCTTTACCGAAGGACAACTCGTCATATTTACCAGCCATTGTATTTAACCCTTATAAGATGCGCCACATGGTGCCATGCCGCCTTTGTTGTAACCTGTTTTAGACATACCACCTTTTTTGTAGCCCATTTTCTTAGCTACTTTAGGTGCTGCTTTCTTAAGGGCTTTCATACCCGCATTCATTGGTTTCTTAGTCATCATGGTTTAATCCTCTTCTTTAATCTCAATATCTGTTGTGTCCCAAGCTTGACAGGACTTTTCTTGACTACATAAAAAATTGAACTTAGTGCAAGCACCTAGCCCAGCCTTCGCCTTTAAAGATTTAAGAGTACGAGCACGATTATCAAAATACTCACAATTGCCACAGGTCTTAAGCTCAGCTACCTTAACAGGCTTATCCCATGCTTCTGCAAGCTCTTTGGCGGTTGCACCGTACATCCAGTACTTCTCAGCACGTTCTTTGTTCTTTGGGTCTACCTCAGGTACTTCCCCAACCATTAAGCCAATGCTCATCATTTCGTAGTCCTATACTTAGCTGTTTTACTCGCAATCTTCTTAGGTTGTGCAACGAACTGCTTACCTGCTTTAGTGCCTTTACGTTTTGCTGCACTTGTAGCTGCGTATTCTGCTGGTGATAGAGCAGCTCTAGCTTTCTTGGGGAGATACCTTTCCCCAGTAGCTTTTGCACCTTGGGTAGAGGGTTTACCTGACTTGGTACCCCACTTCTCTTTACCCCAGTTCTTCAAGCTTTTTTGAGACTTAGACAAGGCCATTTAACAACAATCACAACCACATTTACATCTACGATTAATAATAGCTTTAGCTAATCTTTTCAAGTAACCCATCATGATTTATATCCCCCGCCTTTGGCTTTGTATTGTTTTGCTACCATCTGTGCTTTACGAGCTGACCACTGCCCAGGTTTACCACCCTTAGATCCTGCCTTAACAGTGGATACAAGGTTCTTACGCATTGTTGGTTTAGTGTAGTTACCTGCTGCATTAACAGTGCCACCCTTAGACATACCCGTGCTGCTTCTCTTAGCTTGGATAGCTTCGCCTTGTTTGACAGCATCAATACGTCTTGTGTACAACTTTCCAGTTTTACCCCAACGGAACTTCTGTCTTCCTGTCTTAGGATCTTTTACCTTCTCTACTGGCATTATATCACCACTTTACTTTGTTGGCCCAATAGGCAGCAGAAAGCTTACCCTTCTTGATGTTCTTACCGTGCCTAGCCTTGAAGCTTGCACGTTTCTTCTTCATGCGATCAGATTCACCAGCCTTGGGCTTACCTGCCGTTGAGGCTCCCTGCTCACCAAACCGGATGAGCTTAATGGTTTCACCTTCTTTGGCAAGGACTGCGTGAGACTTTGACGGGTGCTTAGGGGTACGTTTGGGCTTGTTGTAACCTGCAAACTTCTCTCCTCTGTACTCGATAGCCATTACGCCCTGCCTGCCTTACTGTTACGAGGAAAGCTACGATTAGCCTTCTTAGTAGACACTCGTAGGTTCTTCTTAGAATTATCCTTAGGATTACCGTTCTTATGGTCTACATCTTTACCATCATTCTTCTTAACGGCACCATTCTTCTCCATAATACGTCTTGCGGCTTTACGGGAGGCGTTAGCTGCTAAGTTAGACTTAGAAGATTTTAACTGCTGGGCACGTTCTTTTTTATAGTTTCGGGTTGTCATTACCACTTACCTTGTTTAATGCCTAGGAAGTACAAAAGAACTATTAGACCCCCAACACCTGCTAGTGTTACTGCAATACCTACAGACCAGTTAATACATTTTTCTATGAACTCTTGCTTCTTATAGACTAGCTCACGTTGTTCCTTACGTTGCTGTGCCTCTATTCTTACTATCTCGTCCCAAGCACTAGGGCCGTAAGTGAAGGAGATGTGTCTCTTTAGTTCTTCCCTCATCTCTTTTAGCTTTTGTTTTTGAGACCATATGTCTATAGCATTAGACTGAGCAGGAGTAAACATCTTATACATTGGAGGGTTTTTAGCTTTTTCCTCCAAGAAGTCCAAGTCACTTACAGCTTTAGACCACTGAGATATGGTTCCAGCCATTCCACTGATCTCACGACCTACAGCTACAGCTTTCTTGATGCCATTGTAAGCTGCTGTAGCAGTAGCCATAGCCGTAATAGGATCAATCATTTGAACTTAACCTCTA